CATCGCAATATGCGGTCCTTGCGCAAGGTCAAGGGTATGAACCTGTCCAGAAACTAAAGGTTGAACCCATGACACTTAAAGCATTGGTCAGAGAGCGTCTGGAAGCTGGACAAGAGATGCCCTCTGATCTTTTTAACGTGTTCTCAGGAAACAGAACTAAAGTAACAAGGAGTAAATAATCATGAACCAAGTAACAGAGAAAAAGTCTGCACCACTTCCAACAACTATGTTTGAAGATGATGCAGCAAAAGGTTTGGGTGTAATTAGTCAATCAGACTTAGCCCTTCCTTTTTTAAAAATCCTAGGACAGCTTTCACCGGAAGTTAATAAACGTGATGGTAAGTATGTTGAAGGTGCAGAGCCAGGAATGATTTACAATTCTGTCTCTGGAGATTTATACGACGGAGTAAAAGGCATCGATGTAATTCCATGTTTTTACAAACTCGAATACATCGAATGGAAAGATAGAGGAGAGGGTCCAGGTGCACCTGTGCAAATCTACGACTCTTCATCTGATATCATGTCTAAGACAACGCCGGATGCAAACTATAAAGATAGATTACCTAACGGTAACTATATTGAAAAGACTGCATCTCACTTTGTCATAATAACGGGAGATAGTCCATCGACAGCTTTGATTTCTATGAAGTCTACTCAATTAAAAATTAGTAGAAAGTGGAACTCAATGATGTCTGGAATTAAGTTGAAAGGCAAGAACGGGTTGTTCACGCCAGCATCTTTCAGCCACATTTACAAACTAAAAACTACGCAAATGTCTAACGATAAAGGTACGTGGTTTGGATGGGAAGTAAGTAAGGTTGGTCCAGTAACTGATGAATCTTTATACGGCCAAGCCAAAACTTTTAGTGAAAACATATCTAAAGGATCTGTTACAGCTAAACACGGCGAAGACAAACCGAAAGATAGAGCATTATATAATCCCTACGGGGTATGTGCACACGGTGGGCCGAAGGCGAGAGTTTACGGCCCACTGACAGTATTGTTATGGATAAAAGATATATAGAATTTTTTACAGGATATAGGCATGCCTATGGCGTTGCTGACTTTGATCATCCGGATGCTTACATTGATTCAGGCACAGGAAAAAAGAAACCTGTGTATCGATGGAACTTCGAAGAACTTACCGATGAAATATATCAACAACATTTAGAAGGAAAACTATCAATAGGTATACAGCCATGCACTGAAAATGGTGAGGTTAGATTCGGTGTTATTGATATAGATCCCAAAGACTACGATAATTTTAATAAAAAAAATTACATAGATATTATACAAGAATATAAACTTCCTTTACTACCTGTCGAATCAAAAAGTGGTGGTCTCCATTTGTTTTTATTTTTAAACAAAATGGTAGAAGCGTCTTTAATAAAAGCATTTCTGACAAATTTACTGTCTTTATTTAAATTAAAACAGGACACAGAAATATTTCCAAAACAAACACAGCTTACAAAAGACAGCGAAACAGGTCAGCTTAGACCAGGGCAGTTTATTAATCTACCATATTTTGGAGAGAAACGAAAAGCAGTTAACATTGATGGTAAAACATTTACTCTAGATCAGTTTATGCAAGTCATATCTGCTAACCTGGTTACAAAAGAAAGACTTACAGAAATTACAGAGGGAATTGAAAATAAAAGTATGGAAGGTGTTGACGAAGAGTTTGTAGAAGGTCCACCTTGTTTAGCTGCAATATCTAAACTTGCAAAGAATCCAGACTTTGATGGCAAAGATAGATTTATGTATAACTATCACGTCATGGTTAAAATGAAATACCAAGACAACTGGCAACAAAGGGTTATGAATGCACCAGTTAAATATTTTGCAGGTGTGCATGCAAATGCATGGGATCAAAAATTTTTAAATCAAAAAGTAAAATCATGGAACAGAAGTTCAAAAGGTTATACCTGCACACAAAGTCCTCTGAGTGAACATTGTAAAAAAGGTATTTGTGTTAAGAAAAAATTTGGTGTGTTAGCTGGATCAAAAGGATCTTACCCATTGCTAACTAATCTTAAAAAAATAGATTTAGATCCTGAACCTGAGTATGAATTTGATGTAACAAAACCAGATGGTATTAAGACTGCAACAGTTCATTGTAGATCCGTAGAACATTTAAACGATCAACGTAAAAGAAGAAATGCAATTTCAAAAGCTGCAGGATTCTTTCCACCGTTAATAAAAGGTGACGAAGAACAAGCTGTTATGGATGCTTTGTATTCTACACAAAAAGTTGTACACCCACCTATTGGCACATCACCAAAAGAAAAATTACATGATGTATTACATGCAAAGATAAACGGACCCAAGGCTACAAATGATGCTGCGTTTAAAACAGGATCAGTATTGATCGAGGGTGATTATGCTTTCTTTAAATTTGATAAATTTTTTGACAAACTTAAATCTAAAAACTGGAGACACAGTGAAGATAAAACAGGACGTATGATGCAAGTTATATATAAAGAATGTGAAATAGAATTTTTAGAACAGAAAAGATTTCCATCAAAAGAAACAGGTAAATATAATTCATCTACAAAAAATATTATACAGATAAATGTAAAAGAGTTTGAAGAAGTACCAATTCATCACACTCAAATTAAACACAAGACGGAGATAATGTGATTAGTCGTAAATTATACGGGCCTCCGGGAACAGGGAAAACAACTAAACTATTAAGTTATGTAAAAACATTTCTTAAACTTGGCACACCTATTGATAAGATAGGATACTTTGCATTTACAACTAAAGCAGCGAACGAAGCTATTGATAGAATGTTAGATTATCATACAGCTTTCAGCAGAAAAAATTTAAAATATTTCAGAACACTACACTCACTAGCATTTACTCAATTAGGTTTAAATAAATCACAAGTTATGCAGGAAGAACACTATGAAGACATAGGTAAAAAAATAGGTATTGAAGTTACTGTATACTCAGATGGTCAAGAGAAAACAGGGTTTGTCGATTCGAATAGTGAATTTTTTAATTTAATAAATGCAGCAAGAATCAAGGGTATTACAATTGAAGAGGAATACAACACAGATATGTATTCTCAGGATTTAGATAAAAGAATATTAAACATTTTAAAAGATGAAGTAGATAACTACAAACAAGCTTTTAAACTAGTTGATTTTACTGACATGATAGAGAGTTTTAATGTGTCCGAACTGTGTCCAAAATTTGACGTTTCTTTCATTGATGAAGCTCAGGATTTATCACCAATTCAGTGGCAAATGGTTGATATTATTAAGAAAAATTCAAAATATATTATACTTGCTGGAGACGATGATCAGGCTATCTATGGTTGGGCAGGTGCTGATGTAAAAAAATTTCAGCAGGAAATTTCAAAGAAGGACATAGTTTTGCCACAATCTTACAGGGTTCCAAGGACTGTACAAAACATAGCAGATAAAATTTTAGATCGAATACCTGATGAGAGAAGAATAAAAAAATCATGGCAAGCAAGACAAGAAGAAGGGGAAATACATTACATGACAGATATTGAAGACGTCCCACTTTATGAAGGTAATTGGTTAATACTTGCAAGATACAATGATAAACTTTCTAAATTAAAACCAATGCTAAAAGAGAAAGGTATTTATTTTGAATTTAAAAATAGAAAAAGTTTTAAGGCAACCTTGTTTAGAAGCATTCTAAACTACATTAGATGGCAAAAAGGAGAACTATTGTCTTTGTCTGAAGTAAGAGATATTTTATCTTACATGGGTTCAACAGAACAAGTTGACGATGAAAAAATGTACGACTTGACCGAGTTTGGTTTAAGCACATCTATTGAATGGTACGAAGCATTTACAGTAGATCCAGAGGAATGTTTATACATTCGTGAAATGTTAAGTCACAAAGAACAATTATCAAAAAATGCAAGAGTAAAATTATCAACAATACATTCTGCAAAAGGTGGAGAAGCAGATAATGTTTTATTAATTTTAGATAATACAAAAACAATACGAGAAGCATTAGAAAAAAGTCAAGACAAAGCAGATGAAGAAAATAGAGTTTGGTATGTTGGAGTTACCAGGACCAAACAAAATCTATACATACTAACACCAACACAGGAGGACAAAGGTTATGACATCGAAAGTTTGGGATAAGCAACACGGGGGGAATCACTATCAAAAATATAAAATTCAACCTAGTAAGTTTGTAGCTGAGAATGAGTTGTTATATCCTGAAGGTTGTGTTATAAAATACACAATCAGACACCGTGATAAAGGAAAGAAGCAAGATATATTGAAAGCAATACACTTTTTAGAAATGATAATTGAAAGAGATTATGCCGACGAAAGCAATGGTTAAAAAAAACATTACAGTGGATAAAAAATATAAATTTCAATTGGAAATTTATTTAGGAATAGATTCTAATGATGATATTACATGGGAGATATTTCCACAAAATCATGACGCGTCTCTATATGCTTTTTCAAACAAAGAAAAACTTAACAAACTAATATTAAAAAAACATATTTATGAAAATACCAAAGTTCGAAGCACCAACTGAGTGGGTAAAACCTACTGAGTTTCCAGACTTACGTGATGTAGATGAAATAGCAATTGACCTGGAGACAAAAGATCCTGATCTAATTAAAAAAGGATCTGGTTCTGTAATTGGTAATGGTGAAGTTATTGGCATTGCTGTTGCTACAAGTTTTTATAAAGGATATTTTCCTATCGCACACGAGGGTGGCGGAAACATGGACAGGTCAAGAGTCTTAGCATGGTTAAAAGATATACTTGAATCTCCATCTACAAAAATATTTCACAATGCTATCTACGATGTATGTTGGTTACGGGCAATGGGATTTAAAATAAACGGTGACATAGCATGCACAATGATTGCATCTGCGTTAACCGATGAGAATAGATTTAGATATGATCTGAATAGTTTATCATGGCACTATCTTGGTTATGGTAAAAACGAAGCGGCACTTGCAGAGGCTGCATCTGAATGGGGCATAGATCCAAAATCAGAAATGTACAAGTTACCTTCTATGCACGTTGGTGCATACGCTGAACGTGATGCTGAAGCTACGTTTGGTCTTTGGCAAGAAATGAAAAAAGAAATTATTAATCAGGACCTAGAAGATATATTTGATTTAGAGTCTGATCTGTTTCATTGCCTAGTTGATATGAGATTTAAAGGTGTACGTGTAGATATAGAACGTGCACATCAAATGAAAAAAGAAATGAAAAAATCTGAACAAGAATTACTTCATAAAATAAAAAAAGAAACAAACATTGATACACAAATCTGGGCAGCTAGATCTATTGCAAATGTTTTTGATATGTTGAGGTTGGAATATCCACGTACAGATAAAACACAGGCACCATCTTTTACTAAAAATTTTTTACAAGAACATAAACATCCTGTTGTAAATATGATTGCACAAGCAAGAGAGATCAACAAAGCACACACAACTTTTATAGATTCTATTTTACGTCACGAACACAAAGGTAGAATTCATGCAGAGATAAATCAATTGCGTAACGCAGGTGGTGGTACAGTGACAGGTAGATTTAGTTATCAAAATCCAAACCTTCAACAAATTCCTGCAAGAAACAAAGATCTTGGACCTAAGATAAGGTCATTATTTATACCCGAGGAGGGCCATACATGGGGTTGTTTTGACTATTCGCAACAAGAACCTAGGTTGGTAGTGCATTATGCTTCTTTATATAAATTACCATCAGTATATGATGTAATCGAAGCATATCAAAATGATTCTAACTCAGACTTTCACCAGACAGTTGCTGACATGGCTCAGATACCTAGATCACAGGCCAAGACTATAAACCTTGGTTTGTTTTATGGAATGGGCAAAGGTAAACTACAAGCAGAACTTGGAGTAACTAAAGAAAAAGCAGCAGAACTATTTAATACGTATCATGCAAAAGTACCGTTTGTAAAACAACTTATGGAAAAAGCATCTAACAGAGCACAAGATCGTGGACAAATCCGAACATTGTTGGGACGACTATGCAGGTTTCATTTATGGGAACCTAATAGTTTTGGTATGCATAAAGCTATGACTCACGAAGATGCACTCAGGGAACATGGACCAGGGATCAAGCGAGCTTACACCTACAAAGCGTTAAATAAATTAATACAAGGATCAGCTGCTGACATGACAAAAAAAGCAATGTTAGAATTATACAAAGAAGGAATTGTGCCGCACATACAAATACATGATGAATTAGATTTATCAATTGAAGATGACGCACATGCTAAAAAGATAATTGAAATTATGGAGCATGCTGTTACACTAGAAGTACCCAATAAGGTTGACTATGAGTTTGGTAGTAATTGGGGTGAAATACATGGATAATTATTATGGCTTATTTAAATGCAAACATACCCGTAATAGAGTGTTACGTTAGGGGTAATTACCTTAGAGATCAAAAAGATTCTCATGATAAATATTTTGAAGTAGGAGTGTTTGGTTTTAGTTCTATACCAAACAGAGTACCGCTGTTTCATTTCTTAATGGAAGATGGTGGTCTATGGTGGCGAGCACCTATCTCAGCGTTCTGCACAAAGCCAGGTGTAAAAGAATTACCTCTGGATGAATTAGTTATGTGGGACAGCTTTAGTTACAATGTAAGTGTTACAACTTTTTATGAATTAGCTGGTGCAACAATGCAATATACATCAAGACGTAAAGTAAAACGTAAAGGTAAATATCTATTTACGATTGATTGGTGCGCAGGAGATTTTAACGAATTAAATTTTGGTTACGCAGAGAAACCAGATCAACATAAATGTGGTCATGTTCTTCAATTAGAAGATGGAAACTTCGCAATACAGCCTAATAATAGGCTTAAAATGTTCGATGCATCTATGGGTGTGGACCCATCAAAAAACTTGATTAACAGACTTGTAACAAGTAAGATATACTCCGTTGAAAATTCAGCTAAATGGATAACCGACGAACATGAAGAAGGAAGTTATGACTATCAGCTGAGAAACTTGGAGGAAGAAGATGATAAATAAATATAAAGATAAATTTATGGTCTGGCAGTTACATTACAGAACAGAAATAATCTGTTTCGTAGCAGGATTTATAGTAGGAGCTATAGTAATATAATGATTAGAGCACTTTTTAGAAAGTGGATTATAAGACCACTTAGAAATTTAAAACGAAAAATCTGGAATTAATTATGATAGAGGTAGCCAGGAATGAATTATTACTTTACAGGGGTATTGATTGTATTGTTTGTTCTAATGGCCTTCTTTATGGAGCCGGGTTATATTCCTAGATGAGCAACAAACCTTTAAACATCGGAGAAGAGGCACGAGTGCAGATGCCGATGAAGACGGTTGCTAGCCTGATCGTGCTCGTCGCAATGGGCGTCTTCGCTTATACGGAGCTGACTGCGAGGTTGGTATCGTTAGA